TCTAAGTCTTTTTGCAGTGCTTCAATTTCGCCAATCAAATGAAACACATGTGTGTTCGGTTGTTTCGGTATGTGATTAGGCCGCACAATGTCATCGATCAAACTAAACATTTTGCGGGTGTGTTCAGTTATGCCTGTTTCTGGCATCATTGGTTCGCTCATGTCGGTGGCGCTTTCTATGTCGGTTTATTTAGATGTAGACCAGGGTGCCCAGCCACTGTTTTGGAAGATGGCGTAGGCTGCGGCGAGATTAGCACGAGGGTGTAGCAGGTCTTCGCAAGTGGTAATGATGCCTTTGGTTTGCAGCCAGCCTTGTGGCCAATAGGTCGATGGTTCACACCAAAATGTGTTGACCTGTGTCAGCCCGTATGACTGGCCCACTGTGTCTGCCTGGTTGTGGGAATTTGCTATGCAGCGGCTTTCGCGGTGCATCACTTTTTTCAGGGTTGATATTTCGGCAGCTGGCCAACCCAGTGATACAGCCATGTAGGCATATTGGTCACAAGGGGCCATGTCTGCTGTGACATTTTGCTGCCAGTCTGTTGTGGCCACAGGGGGCATGGTCACATAGGTGGTTGCTTTAGGCAGGCTGCCTAATGGCATCAGGGTTTCACCAGGCGCGTCAGGGGCGTTTATGGTGAGCGCAAAAGCGCAAATGGCAGCAATCACGCCACCAATCATTTTTGTGGCTGAAATCATGCTTTTTTCTCCAATGTGTAAGGGTTGCCCCAGGTGTCTGCTTTGCTTGATTTGAAAGACAGCTGGGCTGTGATGATCTGTTGGGTTTCTGGGTCTCTAAATATCTGCACCATCACCTGCTGTTCGTGGTTGATGGGGGTGGTCAAAACCTCATAGGTGTAAAATTTGCAGTCAGCCATATTTGGGCCTTCCTTTTGTCGGTGCTGAAACGGTAGTTCAGCCCTGTTGCAGTGTGGGGGATGCTGCCGCTTTGGCTTGTTTCCAGGCTTCTACAGCTGCTGGGATTTTGTCGCCTGGGTAATAGAAGATGTGCCAGGGTTCGCTGTCGACTTCCCAGCAAAAACCGAAACGGTCACAGTTTTCTACCATCCATGCCAGGCGGTCACCTGATGCCTGTGATATGTCAACGGCCAAACCTAGATTGTGGCGGCTGGTGCCAGGCGCCGCCATTGGGGCGTTGTTTGGTTTTAGGTAGTAGGTGCGGCCTTCCCACGTGCGAGTTGATGCCCCTGGGATTGGTTCAAGTTGGTATCTGGCAAGAAAGCCTTGCTTTTGCAAACTGATGCTGCGGTAGGTGTCGCCGGCTGAAGTTGGTTTGAATGTGCTGATGCCTGCAGAAAACGCTGCTTCACGTAACGCTGTGTATGCCTGTGCAGCCATTGGGTGTAATTGTCCGTATGGTTTGACAGCTACCAGCAAAGATTGTGGAAGTTCACCAGGTTTGATGTGCGCCAAACTGGCTGGCATCACCAGTTTCTTTTTGGGTCTAGCAGCTGGTGCTGACGCCTGTTTTTTTGTTGCCATTATTCAGGTTGTGGCGTTTTGCTTTTTAGGCCGTTGGATGCCACAAGGCCAGACAATGTGCCAGTGAGAAATACAAGCAACGTGGATAAAAGGTCGATCAACTGGGCATCTGTGGGGGCTTGCTCTGTTGGTTGGTCAACAAATAAAATTCCATAGATAAACGCCAAAACTGTAAACGTGAAACACACAGCCATTAGGCGGCCCACAAATACAATAAGCCCAGCGTGTTGTTGTTCAGGTGTTTTCATTGTCGCATGCCGCCTTTGTAAAGCATTGATATTCAATGTTTGTTTTAGAAACTGAGCAACCATTACAAACCCAGATCACTGCAACCATGAACAGCAAGGCCGCATATTTAGCCCAGCGGTGGCGGGTAAGGGTTTGCATCTTTTACTGCTTGTACTGCTGCTTCCCATGCGTCTTTGGTGTTTGTGCCTCGTTGCCATTCAAAGAATAGGCCGTCTGATTGTGCTTCGTATTGTGTGCGGCGTGTTGTTTCTACTTGTGCTACTTGGTTGTTGTAATTCACTTGCGGCCAAGCTGCGTCAAGTTCGGCTTGTGTTGGTTTTGGTGTGCTGTCCAACCAGGTAAGGCCTTCATAATCGTTGCCGTCAAGTGTCCATTGCGCGCCAGGGTAATTTGTGCTTAGTACTAATGCGTAATTGATCATGGCAAAATCTCAATTGCTGTAATGCTTGATGCCAAGCGTGGGTCTAATCCGTCTGTGTCTCGACCGTTTTGATTTACATAGGCAGTGCCACTGTTGACGCGCATTTGTGTTTTGTAAGTTGTTGCCGCTGTGGTTGCTGGACTGTCAACAAATACGGCGCTTGAAGTAAAAATCTGGGTTGCTTCAACAATTGCTGCACTTGCAAAGCCAAGTGGTCTGGTGCCGGCTGCAGTTCCCGCAAAAATTACGGTTGAGTCACGCAATAATCTTTGAGTTGCAACAATGTTTCCGCTAATGCCAATGTTTGAACTAACCAAAACTAAAATTGTGCTGCTTGCTGATGTTGGTGTAATGGTTACGGCCATGTCAGTAATGTCGGCAAAAGATGTTGAAGTAGTGCTAAAAGTGTTGCTTTTTACTGTTTGTACGATTTGACCCCATTTGCCGCCTAATGCAAGCCAAGCCGCGCCTGTGTAATACTGCGTGGCGTTGGTGCTTTCCAAATACGCAAACTGGCCTTCAGCCAAAACCTTTTCACCTGTGCCACCAAATGCAGCATCACGTGCGGCGCTGTCAGCAAAAACGGGGATGCCGCTATTTGTTACAGATAAATCTGCAGCTGTCAATACTTCGCCAGACACATAGGCCGGCACAAAGGTTGTTGCATTAGCGCCCATGCAGTTACTTTATCCCAAAACAGGCTGAGGGTCTGTTATTCCCAAAATTCCATAAACGGCATCATTCAAAATAAATTCGTAGACAATGGTGGTGGGGGCCGTAAACAGGGTAATGGTGTGGGATTGGCCCACATTGATTTGGTGTTGGATGCCTTCCACACTTAGTTCTTGGGCTAGTTCGCTGGTGCCTGCCCCGCTTTGAAATGTCTTTTCAATGGTGATGGTTTGGCCTATGTCGATGACGGCCACTGTGTCACGTTGGGCTGTGGTCAGCATGGCCAGGTTTGTGGTCACGCTGGTGTAGCGGGCTTCTGGTTCGCCTTCAATCAGGTAGGTGGCTAGGTCTAGGGCTGCTGTGTTGTTGTGTAGCAGGCTGCCTGTGATGCTGGCGGTTTGAATGAAGTATTTTGCCTGACTGGCTAGGTCATTGGCTGTTTGTTCGCTGCTGCTGCCTGCAATGGTGACTGTGGCGCGGTTTACTACCTGATCTGCTTCAAAGGTTATGCCTACGCCTGCATAGGGGATGTTGGTGCCGTCATCGTGGAAGTCTGCAACGCTGGCTGAAAGGGTGTTGCCTATGCGGGGTTCAAATGTCAGCACCCCTGATCTGCTCATAAAGATGCGGCCCTGTTCAGCCTGTTGGATTTGGTCAAAATATGATTTGACATTGGTGCCTTGTGGGATGGTGAAAGCTGCAGCGCCACCCAGTGTTTGAGTGCCTGTTTGAATATTGCGATGCAGGGCGCCAGATGGGTAGGCAACTTCTGGCAGGTCTAGCACAGCGGTCACGCGGTCACTAGATAGTTGTTCGGATACGTTGAATTCATCCATGTAGGTTTGTGCCAGCAAATAGAACTGATCAGCACAATAAACGGTCACTGTGTCCAAACCGCCTAATTCAAAGTTGTAATCATAATTTACGATAAACCCTGAAAACAGAATTTCTTCCACGTTGGTGGCGCTGTATCTGCTCAGCTTGACTTTTCGCATCGGTGCCAAACCTGGTTGGGCTGTGGCTGGGTCATAGTAGGGCGACAAAGTATCAAACGGATTGAAAACCCCATTGGCGGCTGTGTCGTTCAAAACAAATGACATTGTGCCGGCACTGAATTGGTCACCTACGTCACGCCTGCCGCGTTGGGCGTTTATGCTTGTGGTGTTGTCAATTACTGATGCAAAGTTGGTGGTGCCATCCAAAACATAGGTGGTGTTATTCAATATGCCTTGCGGGTTTGCATCCAGTATGAAAGCATCCTGCAAAAAGCCTGTATCTATTTGCAGGTCATATACGCCTGCTTCAACGATTGTGCCGCCAGCCATTAGGCCACCTGAATGTTTGCGGGGCCTGCTGATCGATTGTAAGCCCTAATGGCATTCACTACAGCCTGACCAATTTCTGCGCTGGTTGCCAAGCCGCCTGTGACGTTCACAGTGATGCCCCCGCTGTTTTTCATGCGGTCTAACGGAATGACTGCTTCAGGGCCTGCTTCACCAATCATGGCAATGGTGGGGCTTGTGACAATGCCGCCATCAGCCATTTTGGGTATGACCATGCCACCCCCGCTGATGTCGCTGTCGTTTGACATTCGGCCAATGCTGATTTTTGGAATGTACGGGATGTCATCAAATGGGTTGATGAGGTTCAAACCTTTGATGATGATATTGGCGGCAGTCACCCAGGCGTTTGCCATAAATTCAAAATAGGCTGCCACGCCGTTGATGACGTTTTTGATGATGTTTCTAAATGTCTCAAATTTGTTGTAGGCATAAATCACGCCCACTACAAGCAAGGCTATTCCGGCAGCAATTGCGGTAAATGGGTTTAGGGCCATTGCAAAGTTGACTGCTGTGATGGCAATAGCAATGCCACCTATGGCAGCTGCAATGGCCAGAAATGCGGTTGGGTTTTTTTGTGCCCAATCAGCAAATTTTTGCAGAATTGGCAGGGCTGCTTCGACTACTGGCAGCAAAGCCGCGCCAATGCTTTCTTTAGTTTCGGCAACGCTGTTTGAAAGTATTTTCATTTTGCCTGCAGCGGTTTCTGCAGCTGCTGATGCGGC